ACCATTGTAAAATATGATGGAACTACACCACCAACACCACCAACACCACCAACGCCTACCCCTTCTGAAAAGTTGTCAAATAGTCAAAAATGGTTGTTTTGTAAATCAATAAAAATTAGGAGGTTATAAAATGAACGAAAAAATAATAAAAGAATTAATTAAAGCTATTGAAATTTTAAACGAAAATATTGAGGAAAATAAAAAAGAAATTTTAGAAATAAAAGAAATTTTACAGAAAAAATCAAAAAAAGGAAGTGATAAAGATGAAAAATGATGAACTTACAAAATTAACTAAAGAGATTGGAGAAAAACTGGGAAAAGAAACAGCTGGAACTATTGCGGACGATTTAGGAAAGATAATAACAGATAATAGTAATATGAATAAACTTTTGGACTCAAAAGACAAAGAAATTGAACGATTAAAAAATGCAAATGATTTACTTGCAACCTCAAATGGTCAATTATTGCAACAGGTTGGAATGCAAAGTGATGGAGATGAATCTATACTTGACAAAAAGACAAAAGAAAAGGAAGAATATAAACCCTTTAACTTTTCTTCAGCTTTTGATGAAAAAGGAAATTTTAAAAGATAAATTTTATTGACTATTTGACAAAATAATCTCTTTTTGATAATATATTTATATATTTTATTGAAAGGAGATTTTTATTATGCCAATTTCACAAGGTTTAAAAGATTCTTTAAATGCAATTCGTGAAATGTCTATCAAAGACGGAAAAGCATACCATCAATATGTACCAATTATTGATAATACTACTGATATAAATGCTTGGGGTGCTCCAATTTTATCGACTCCAGTAGTTATGAATGAGTTTATGAGTATGCTTGTAAATAGAATTGCATACACTATGTTCGAAGCAAAATATTTTAGAAACCCTTTACAGGTTTTGGAGGGTGATGCAATTCCTCTTGGTCAAATCGGTCAAGAAATGTATATTAATCCAGCAAAAGGCAGAAAATACAATGTAAACGATTTTGCAGGATTATTACAAAAATATGAGGCAGATGTTAAAGTTCAGTATCAAGAAGTTAACATGGACTTACAATACCCTGTAACTGTTTCAAGACACGCACTTAAAAAAGCGTTTGTATCTTGGGACGCTCTAGAAAGATTCATTGGAGAAATTGCAAATTCTCTATATAATGGAGCTTATATTGATGAATATACATACACTAAAATGTTAGTTTCAAATGCCTATAGGGAAAACGTTGGTCAAATTGAAGTCGTTTCTGCTCCTACTACTGAAGGACTAGCAAAAGAATTTGTCACAAAGGCAAGAACTTTATTCTTGAACTTCCAAACTCCATCAACTTCTTACAATGCATGGGCTAAAAATGACACAACAGGCGGACGTCCTGTAAAAACTTGGACTTTACCTGAAGATGTAGTCTTTTTAGTTAGAAATGACATAAGAGCTTATATTGACGTTAACGTTTTAGCTTCAAGCTTTAATGTTGATAAAGCTGACTTAATGGGTAGAATTTTACCTGTTGATAATTTTGACATTTATGACGATGAAGGAGCAAAAATATTTGATGGATCTGGAATTTTAGGAATTATTGCTGATAAATCTTGGTTCAGAATTAAAAGACAAGATATGTATCTTGATGAATTCTACAACGCAAACAATAGAACATGGCAATACTACTTGAACCTAACAAAATTATACCGGATACTCATTATTTGCAAATGGTATAATCCTAGCAACTGCTGAACCTACACATAATGCAAGTACTGTAGGTTAATTTTATTTACCTATTTAGGGAGGAGATTTCTTTTTTCTCCTCCCTATTTTTAAAGAAAGGAGAATTTTAAAATGGCAATTCAACCTGATACTAATCTTTACTTATTAAAATGTCCTTTAAAGCTTTCTAATAAACATCAATTAACTTTTACTAATAAAAATCAGCAATTTAATTATTTTTCAAATTTAGAAAATTTAGAAATAAATAGAATTTCATATCAGAGAAAAGATTCAGTAATTAGATATCCAGCTCATATTGACTCACTTTTAGAATATAATTATTGTATGTATCAAAATGATAATTACTCTAACAAGTGGTTTTATGCTTTTATTGTTAATATGGAATATGTTAATGATAGCATGACAAACATATATATTAAAACAGACGTTTTCCAAACATGGCAATTTGATCTAATATATAAACAATCGTTTATTGAAAGAGAAATGATTAACGTTTCTGAAGATCTCCCACGGTAGCAACTTAATTCCTGAAAATTTAGAAAGTGGTGAAAACATAATTCAATCAACTTTTTCTTCTTATGATTTTGAACCAGCTTATATTATAGCGTACTCTGGTGATAAAATAGGAGATACTGCAATAAATCAAAATGGTGCAAATTATAATGGAATTTTTTCATCAATTAAATATGTTTTATGTAATTCAGGTGGTTTTAAAGATTTAATGGGAACTCTGCAAAATTCTCAGCAAGCTGATTATATAGTTACATGTTTTACAGTTCCAATTTTAGCGGTTAAATCTATTTATACTCCAGACTTACCACAAACTGAGATAATGAACGCTAATAATATTGAAAATCCTATTGAATATACTGTTGGATCAAGACCTTCTTCTTTAAATGGTTACACGCCAAAAAATAAAAAATTACTTCAATTTCCATTTTGTTATCTTGGTTTTAATAAATCTAATGGAAATAATAAGGTTTATAAATTTGAAGATTTTACAAATGGCGTGGCAAAATTTCAAGGAATATGTGAAGTAAACCCTAACCCTCAAGCTGTTTTAATTCCTGAAAATTATAAAGGTCAAATTCAGAATTTAGAAGAAATTGCAGTTGTAGGAGGTTATCCAACTGTTAGCTATAAAACAGATACTTTCAATTCTTGGCTTGCTCAGAATAGCAATATTATAGACATTCAATATGAAAGAAGTAAATATAATTATAATATGGGACTTGCTTCAAATGCTGTTGGTGTTGCAACTGATACTTTATCAGGAGTTTTATCAGCTTTAAACCCTCTAGAACTTTCTGGCGTAGGTTCTTCAATTGCTTCTATGTCAAACAGAATGCTTGAGGTTGAATCATCTTCAAAAAATTATGAGTATGATATTGCAAATATGAATGCTCAAATTCAGGCAAAAGAACTTTTACCTGATAATGTTAGTTTATCATCATCAAACGCAACTTTAATTGGCTATCAAAAACAGAGTCAACAAATTTTTTCAATATATACTATTAAAAGACAATTTGCTGAAAGAATTGATAAATATTTTGATATGTTTGGATATAAAACAAATACCGTTAAAATTCCCAATATAAATAATAGACCAAATTGGAACTATGTTAAAACAATAGGAGCTAATATTGAGGGATTTATTCCTCAAGGTGATTTATCAGAAATAATTAGTCTTTTTGATAATGGAATAACTTTATGGCATAATTCAACTAATTTTTTAGATTATTCTGTAAATAACAGATGATAGGAGGTGAAAACGATTGAAAAATAAGTTTTCAAAAAACTTTTATAAAAATAATTATGAATTTATAGATTCAGCAACTTTAAATAATGAAACGTTTCAAGATTATTTATATAGATTAAGAAAACTAGCTTTATCCAGATTTAAATGGACTCTACCAAAATCTATGAATGAGATCTGGCTTGAAAAATCTTTATATGAGTTTGGAATGGCTTCATTTTTAAAGGATAAAAATTATGGATTAATAAATACAAAATGTTGCAGTAGCGGAGATTTAAATATTTACGGACTTCCAACAAGACTTAATTGTTATAGTTTTGAGTATCAATCTATTCGAAAATTATACACAGGTTTAGAAGGTAAAACAGAAGCTCAAATTGAATATTTAGAAAATTCAGAAGCTATTTTAGTACCTAATAATTGGGATTTTATCCCTACGGAATCAACTTTATTATTATATGCATATAGATTATATCAAGCTGACAGAACTTGTGACGTAAATATAGGTGCAATGAGAACTCCTGTACTTATTTTAGTACCTGAAAATCAAAAACTAGCAATGGAAAATTTATATGTTCAATATGAAGGAAATAGGCCTGTTATTTTTGGTGATAAAGACTCTCTATCTCCTGATTCAATCCGCTCTATTAAAACAGAAGCTCCGTTCATTGCCGACAAAATTATGGATTATAAAAAGAAAATATGGAATGAAGCTTTAACATTTTTAGGAATTAACAATATTCAAGAAGATAAAAAAGAACGCCTAATTACAGACGAGGCAAACCAAAATAATGAGGTTATAAACTTAAATTTACAAAGCTACCTAGAGCCTAGACAAGAAGCTTGCCGTCAATTTAATGAAAAATTTAGACTTACTGGAACAGATAAAGAAATTAAAGTACAACTTGCTTCAGATTTACATAACTTAATTAAAGAAAATGAATCAATTGTTTTAAAATATAAAGAAAATGATGGAGGTGAGGAAAATGAATAATTATACTTTTAGACTTTCTGATTTATTCCTAGAAACTAGCTTCTCACCTCCTCTATATACTAGAGAAGAAATTGAAGGTTGGTTTATGGATTATGAATTATCTGACTTTTTAACTCCAGAGCAAATTTCAAAAATTACTAAATATAACGTTTGGAGTAAAGAAAAATTAGCAAAAGATATTGTTGATTATTTCTATATGTCAGAATCTGCTTATGAAACTCCCGCTTTATTTAAACATTTTGCAAAAGTTACTATGAATACACTTATGGAATCATACCTTTTAAAAGTTTATACAAAATTTTTAGACTATGATCCTCTAAGTTCGGTTGACTATGTTGAAGAATATACAAGAACTATTGACTCAGAAGCTAAAAACACAGGAAAGTCAAATTCTTCTTCTTCTTCAAATTCTTCTTCATCTGGTTTAAATGTAAATTCTGATACACCGCAAGGCCAAATTAATAAATCAGATATTTTAAATGGAGCGTATGCTTCATCAACTGGAGCTTCAGAAGGTGAAGCAAAAGCAAGTCAAGAAGATGAAACAAATACAGAAAGTCAAGGAACAGGAAAAACTCTTGAAAAATATACTCACTCTATGAAAGGAGATAATGGCGTTATTGTTACAAATCAATACCTAGTTCGTGAATTTAGAGAGCTTGCTGTTAACCTTAATGAAGAACTTTTTAAAGAGATTAAAAAAAGGCTTTTTATGTGTATTTATTAAAATTTAAAGAAAGGAAATATAATTATGAGTGATTTAAATTTAATTAAACCTAAATATGTTCAAAATATTATTAATAAATTTTGCGTTTCAATTGGTATGATACCAACTTCTTATAAAAATGCTTTAACCTATGAAAAACAAATTTTAGCTATTGGAAATTACCTAGAAAACGTCGTTTATCCAGCTATTAATAATAACGCTGAAGCAGTCGCAGAACTTCAAAATTTATTTATTGAACTTAAAGATTATGTTGATAATTATTTTGACAATTTAGATGTACAAGAAGAAATTAATAATAAACTTGATAAAATGGTAGAAGATGACACACTAGCTAGAGTTATTAATCAACAAATATTTAGCGAATTGAACCAAAAAATTAATAATAATGAAACAAAAATAAATGATTTATCTGAAAATGTAATAACATATCCATACTTTGATATATTAAAAAATGAAGGTCACGCAGACGGAACAACCCCAAATGACACAATTTTTGCAAATGCAAAAAATTCAGGATATAGAAAATTCTATTTTCCACAAAATGAAAATGGAAATGCAAATTATTATTTTACAAATGTTCCAAATTTTAACGATTGTGAAATTTACACAGATAAAGACGTTGTTTTAAATTTTCCTGTTTTATCTGGAATTGATTCCACTAAAAATGGATTATATAAAACAAATTTAAACATATATTCAAGACAGCAAAACCGTCAATTTATGCAACCAAAAAATGAAAGTGATTTTTTCAATCAATTTGCGTTTCCTGATTATAGACAACACACTAGCAATTTACAAAGACTAACTTTTGATACAACAAAAGTTTTTGGATTTAATTACAGTCAAGGCGTTTTTGAGGACAGAACGAGTCAAAAAAATGATTTATTCCAAATTATTGGATACGATAATCGTTATAAGTCAAATTTAGGATTTAACTTAATTTGTGCACCTTTAGATATTACAAAAAATGAATGTATTGAAATTGTTTCTAGACCATTCACACAAATTAGTTTTGGTTGTCTTTCTTCAAGTAATTTGCATGGATTTTATGCAGTATATAGTGGTCAGGCAACTGGCAATTATTGGCCTGTAAATGGAACACATTCACCAGCTAGTCAAAATACTTATTCATATTTTACAAATATTTTTGAGCATAATAACAGATTTACTTCAAATAATGATTATAGTAAACCAATTAAGTACAAATTGAGAAATAATCCAAAAACAGACAGAATTGAGTTATATGTAAATGATAATTTCGTAACAGCTATTGTATATAACACTACTGGAGTTGATTATTTTGGCTTTGGTATTCAAGCACGTTCGGGAGATTCAAGTACAATTAGTTCTGATAATGGATTTTCAGAGATTTATAAGTATGAACAAGAAGTTGTACCTATTAATGCAAATTTGAAGATTTTACTTGCTGGTGATTCTAGACAATACGGTTATAATCAACTTTATAAAATAGAAGATATAATAAAAAATGGTATTGAATCAAATGGAGTTAACAGAGTTGATATTGATAATATTTCTGTTTCTGGTTGGACTATTCAACAAATTAAAACAGCTATTCAAAATACTGATTTATCTCAATATGATGTAGTAATAGTTTGTACAGGTATTAATAATTATAGTACCCCTTATGAAACAATTTTGCAAACTATGTACGATATTATTCAACTTTGTAAAAATAATCATGTATTTTGTTTAATTCCAGATACTATTCCAGTTGCTGAAGGTACTGACGCTTTATCTGTTGCACGTAGAAATGAATATTATAAAATTCAAGTTGCAATTCGTAGTGCAGTGGGATATTCTCCAAATGAATTGTTAGTAAAAAATATTCCTAATGTTTTAGGAGTAACAACTCAATCAAATAATATAGAAGTAACAAATGACGGTGTACACCCTAATACTAAAGGGTCAATTATATTTGCAAAATCAATTGTTAATCAAATTCTACATTTATTTGATTAATGTAACCAAACTGTAACACAAATGTAATATAAAAGACTTGACATGATGAGCAGAACATGGTATAATGTGTGTAACAAGTTAAGAGAGTTTAGATTCCTCAGGCTCTGTCTAGATTAGGCAGGGTCTGGGGAAGTTTTTATGTTAACCAGAGGGGGCACGTAT